ATCAAAACTAGAGTATGGTGTGCCAACGATTGCTTCATTGACATTGCCACATTCCGTAGTCCCGATCAACGGGAACCACGACTTTGATTTCGGTCGTTTAATCTTCCTCCCACAATCTTTCTGGAAGAATGCCTTCAGGATGGCAAACAGGAGTTTAATTAGACCTGCCCAGTTAAGTTGAGTGAAGTCAAACTCAAAGATTGATGTTACTGTGTCACCAAGTGCTCTTGCTTGACCAGCAATACCCTTTGCCATATCAACCGCAGCGATCACATCTCCAGCAATATCCTTGACACGATTCATTGTCTTGGTGATACCACTAAGGATACGATTAGTAACACCCTTAACAGCAGAGTCAACACCCTTAAGTTTATCAGCAATCTTATCTACAATCTGCGTCGCTATATTATTAGCGAACGCAGAGACATCCGATATTGCGGCTTGCACTAGCCCCAACCACATCGGTTTCTTCATACAGAAGATATCAAAGATCATCTCAAGGAACATCATGATTGTGTTGATCACAACCAGAGGGACAAAACTAGAGATGATTTGCACAATCTTACCAACAACCTCAGCAATGAGTTTGGCAAGCAATTCTTTCAATGGTGCAAGAATACCAGCGATACCACCAGCAAGGAAATTCATGATCTTACCCATGTGCTCCATCACCTTATCGCCTGCAACCTTCTTACCCGTTGCAAGGGAGATGAATCCACCAGGACCACTGGCAAGAGTCGCTGCCATGTTGCCCAACTCTGTGAGCATACGCTCTAGGTCAGTCGAGAAACCTTCACCACTAGGACCAGCAACACCGTCAGCAATAGACTGCTTCTCTACAGGAGGTTTAGTAGGGTTAGTAACAGCATTACCAGGCAGAGTTTCCTCAGCGGCAGAGATAACGCCGCGAGCCTCTTCTCCACCCACTGTGCCAGGAGCCCCAGGCGTGCCTGTCTGCTTCTTAGGCATTGGATGACCGTCATTTCTTTCATTACCTGCTAAGTCTTTCTTCTGTGGAGTCTCAGTCTTCAACTTTTCTGCATTAGCACCATCAGCAGCAGTTGTTTTCTTCTTAGGATCTTCCTTTGTTTGGAATCCACGGAATGCACCCATGACAATAGGCAACTGTGCCTCATCACCGTCAAGGAAGAAACCCATGACCCATGCGCCAGGTTGCAATCCAGTGGTGGATCCAACAGATTTAGTCTGTGCTTTATCCGTAGGTAGCAACACCTGTGCCCATGGCAGCACCTTTGTAGGCATCTCTTTCGTGTATGCCTGCTTTGCCTTGTGACCAGTATACCAACCGAGAATACGCACCTGGACACGACCTAACTCGGAGGGATCCTCGATATTCTCAACTTCCCCGATCCACCAAGTGTAACCGTCTCTTCCTAGGTAATCAGTGCGTTCTCTCATTTGAATAATAATTCTATGTGATTATTTATCGATCAAGGTGAAGAGGAATTCACCTTCTTCTTCAGGTTTACCCCATGCTTGCTTATCAGTTTCAGTATTCCATCCTTGATCCAATGATCTGTAGTCTAGTCCGTTGAATCGGATCCTAGACTTAATCAGAAACTTACCTACCTGACACCAACCATCAGGAATACCTGTCCACCATTTACCATCCCAAGTCCAGATAAAAGGACAACTGTCCTCTCTGCTTAAGTAGTTATAGGTGTCAGTCCTGACAGTTGTCTCAGTCGTCTCAGTTATTCTGTATCTTAACCAGTTATATGCGTCCTTCTCGCCTTTATACTTGTACCAGGACTTGGATTCAAAAATTCCAGATGATGTTTGCCAAATCCTGATATCTATCTGTGGCCATTGAGAGGGATTACTCTGTGCCTGCAGTTTATTACGATAGTGCCCATATAAGAGCTCCTCAAAGTTATTCATTTTCAACCCTTACATGGTTATTATAATAATTTATTGGAGGTTTGTCAATCCTCGTAAACTAAACACTCAGGTTCCGAAGGATTCTGGTCGCAGAAGAGCTCCAGATATGTGGGATCATGATGATCTCCTGCTTCAATCTCTTTCTTGTGATGCTCAGCATAATCCTCCAATTCATGCAACTCGCCTTCAATGTGGCGACGTTGATTGGGTGAGATCATAGGATTGTCTAGGATCTCTTTGTCTTTTTGGATGTGCTTTTCGATGCTTTCCATTTCAGTTACTTAGTGGGAATTGAGTCTCTAATCAAAAGCAATTCAGAACTACAACCTTTCTTGGTGTAGGTAAATGTATGGGCAGCAATGAGATACTTCCCGCTAAATTTCCTATCCTTGGTAACACTCTTACCCTTCTCGCGAGATCCAGGTATGATGAGTTTAATAACGTCCCCTGCACAGAGTGCAGTGTTTCCAGGCACCTTGATGGTTAACTGAATTGCTTTCATTAAATTATATCTAGCCGCTGCGTATTCTGCAACCGCCAAAGTGTCAAAGTTTTGAGTCCCATTGTCAGGATCTCCTTGCGGTTTACCTGTGCTGCCTTGCTGATGGGCAAGTGCTGGGATGATTCTCATCTTTTGTCTAGTAGGCGATGCACCCTCCCCCTTCACCTCTTCAGGCATATTGAATGGTGGTGAATCATGAAGGGTCTTAGCTCTCTTGAAGATAGCGTCAAACGCGGTTTCTCTAGCAGGATATACCGTGCCTGAGGGTGAAGACTTCTTGTCATTACTACCGCCTGACTGTGTAGCATTACTTAGTGTAGGCATAGTCATACAAATACCAGTGGTAACTGTTTTATATGTGCCCATTCTCATATGTCTGAGATGGTTTGCCTTATCAGGATATTGAATCGATTCAATATTGTAATACCCAGGATCTCCCTCTTCTAGTTGACCCTGCTGTTTGTATGTATATGAAAATTCAAACCCCTGCTCACACAAAGAGTCAATAGACTTAAAGTTATATCCTCTCTGAGTTTCATAGAATAAGAATCCAGATTGTTTCTGAGATCCCGCACCAGATGTCACCCTAGTAACTTTGTCCGAGACATATGAGATAAGATCTACAGGTCTCCAGTTGGGAGATACAACCATAACTCTAGAGTGTTTTTCAAAATTCTCTTCCTTAAGTCTCTTGCCAGGTGCTTTCAGGTATTTCTTACAGACAAACTTGGGAATGTTTTCAACGTCCTTGGATCCACCCTCATCAATAGGACCAAATGCTTTGAAGACTTTGAATAATTCATTGTTATACATCTCTGGTGAGCAACAGAAAAGTTTATACATCTGTCCTCTCTCAGATTTGATGATGTCACCAATCTTATAGACTTTGAATTCTAACTTCAAGATGCCTTTATCATCCGCTGATAAAGTTTTTAGATTGACTTCAACCTTCTCACCACCCTGCAAATTCAAGTTAAAGTCAACAGAGTCAATCATCGTCAACTCTAGGCGTACAAATGGTGCCTCAATAGACTCATAGTAGACAAAATTTCCCACTAGATCCTTAATGTCATACTCTTCCTCATTAGTGAGCGTAGTTAGAGAAATTTTGTTACACTTAAATTCTCTTGATGCGTTGTTTGCCATTACATTAAGTTACTAAGGGTGGAATTAAACTCAGTGAGGACACCAAATTTAGGCATTAGGAAGTCATCAGCGTCATTCTTATCCTTGCCAGGGACAATAATTTCATTAGATTCACCACCCATGATAGGTGCTTCTTCTTGATTGGTAACAATGGGTTGCATTGCGGCATCACGTTGAGTAGTCAGTGACTTCAATTTATCTGCTCTACTTTCAGTCTTCTTCTGCTGACCCTCTTCTACCTTCTTACCACTGTCATTAGTGCTCGTAGTGGAATCCAAAGATTTACCCAATTCTCCGAGACCTTTACCCAAGACACCATCTTTACCAAATAGTCTCTTGATCTTCTCATCAGCAGTTTCTCCTTTTGATTCTGTCTTAGTCTTCTCTGCTTTTTTTGCTGCTTTCTCTTCTGCCTTACGTTCTTTATCGGTTACGACAGCATCCTTCATAGTCTCAGGTGCTGCAAACTCATTGTCAGCGCCAGGTTTGACTGACATCTTAGTTACAGGGTCAATCTGATAACCCTCTGTTGCTGCCCTCGCTGCATTTTGATCGTTAGCACCTGCTGCTTTATGATCTTGGAATGATTTATCAAACCAGTATGCGGTATCTGCCTTGGGATGAATCTTAATATCTTTGATATTTGCTGGTGTAGATGTCCCCTTCGTGCCTTGAGTCTTATGTCTATTGGCAATGTCAGTCTTCAGACCACCTGAATTCATTACTGCCTTAAATTCATCACTGTCTGGTCTAACACCAGCTCTCTCTTCACCCATTCCAAATAGGTTACCTGCCTTAGTCCTCTTGGACATTGACTTGATGGTTACCGATCCATCAACATATCCATAAGTTACATAGTAGGACTTGTCATTTAAGACAACTCTACTTGCTTGGAAACTATCTTTCTTATACTTTACAGGATCAAACTTACCACCAGCAGCAAACTTAGGCAGGAGTCCACCCTTAGAGAAAGGCATGGAGTATCCACCACGAGTTGCCTCACCTATTCTCTGATTAGTAAGACCAGGATTAGTTCTGGTTGCAGGAGTGTCAAATGGCACAACAAATGCACCACCACCTGCAAATCCCTTCATACCGACCCACTCAGTGCCATGACCGATGAATGATGTTGTAGCACCACCATCCAGTGACACAGGGTAACCAGACTGAGGACCAGAGATCCATCCACCCATCGCTGCTTGTGGGATCTGACCACCCTGAGCGAATCCAAAGAAGTTACCAACAGCACCCAGGAGACCACCTGCTACTGCCTTCACACCCTTAAAGATAGGATGATCTACGATTGCTTTGAATAGTTTACCAATCAGTGAGATAGTGCCATTATCACCAGCGATTGCCTCTAGGAGTTTCTCATCCCAGGTCATTCCTGGATCTTTTTGTGCCTTTCCTTTATCCTCACCCTTCATATCTTCTTTATTGGCAGCACTACCACCAATAACAGAAGTCGATACACCAAAGATCTTAGCAAGAGGTGCGATCATTGCACCTAGCATGTTTCTAATAGGTGCAGGGAGGAATGCTCCGAATACTTTACCAATGCCACCGATGGCAGTCATAATGCCAACACCCAGTGCTTTGAATGGGAGTTGCATCAACTGACCGAAAGCTTTAGCAACCTTCGCAGTCTTGCGAAGTTGCTTTGCCATCTCATCTTGCAGGTTAAATGACCCACCAGATGCCATCTTAGGTTGGACCATCTTAGCGGTCTGGAAGGACCCTCCTGCTGCCTTACCTGCCTTACTCTTCTCCTTATCTACCTCATCTGTCTTAGGTGCAAAGAATTTCAGCACCGTAGTCAGTGCTTTGATTCCCAGGAATAATGGTGCAAACATAACCTGGACACCAATACCCAAGATCTTACTGATCATTGGGAGGTGGGGCTCGATGAAGTCAAGCACCTGAGTCATTACTGCCCCAAGGACTTCAAAGAAACCACTCAGATTATCTTTAATAGGTGCCATCACCTGCTTAAAGACATCACCAATCATGTTGAAGAATCTACCGATTGGTTTGAAGATGGGCTCCATAAACCCACCGATTGCTTTACCTGCCTTACCACCAACGAATGCACCAGCAGCACCACCGATCATCCCGCCAAGGGGACCACCGAGTTTATTACCAATAGCTTCACCAACCATGGCACCACCAGCGGTGCCTACACCAGCACCAACTGCCTCTGCATTGCTAGCACCAGCAGCTTTCTCACCTATGAATGAACTAACACCTAGACCACCAGCAATCAAACCCTTACCGAGTCTGGTGCCTGCAAACTTCCTAAGCTTGGCACCAGCTTTCGCTGCCTTACCAATGTTTAGGATACCTTTGATCAGATTACTGACAACCCATCCGACAGTCTTAGCAGTCGCTAATGGATTCTTGAGGAATGCTATCCCCAGGAATATGGGAGCAGCAGACAGCAGAAACTGTCCTAATCCTATAATCCCCTTCAGGGATATAGGATTCTCCATAAACTTCACCAGTCCATCAAACGCCGACCCTACAAGGAATGACGTTATCTTAAAGACAAACTTACCAATAGCAGCAAGTCCTTCTACAAGTTTCTGGACCTTATCTGGATTCTTAGAGATCCAATCCAATGCAGCAAATGCAATGAAGATCTTAAAGATACCACCTAAGAATCTAGCAATAGCACCAAGGAATCCACCGAAGGCACCTTTTGCTGCCTCCTTAAAATTCTGGACTACCTGAGATCCTGCCTTCTTTTCCTTCTTCTCGCTCTTATCTTCTAACTCTTCTCTCTTCTTCTTATTCTCTCTACGCTTCTCTTCAGCAGTTTTCTTCTTTTCTCTTGCTGTCTCTGCTTTATCTGCAGCAATCTCTTGCTTCTTAGTAATATTGTCGCCTCTGATCTTGGCAGAGACTCTATCCTTCATCGCTTGAGTCATTGCCTCTACTTGGAGAGCAATGCCATTCATCGATGCACCCAAGGAATTCATACCTGAGGTGATAGACTTAAATGCTTTATCCTGATCCTTGACAATCTTACCTAACTCATCAGCAGCAGTAAGAGGCGTAAACTTCTTGCCACCACCAGTGCCCCTATAAGATATCATCTTATAAAGTTTTGGTTTTGAGACCTTAGTTGCTGGTGCTTTTGGTGATGCCATTACTTAGTGAGAAGTGGCGAAGGTTTGGTATACACTGCGCTAGTGCTCCCTCCTGTATTTATCGTCTGTCTAACCTTTTGTACAACCAATTTCTCCATAACAACAGGCACAAAATCTGATTCCCCATCACGTCGTGCTTTTTCTTCAATTGCTTTGAGATTCTTGACAGCTTTAGCTTGGTTAGATCCTAGTTGCTTAATCTCAGTCGTGCTAGCTGAGGTTGATGTAGCAACAGGGTTTCCAGGTTTCTCTGCAGCAGATTTAGTGGGAGTATCTTTGGGCACGTTGGTGCTGATCTTTGTCAAGGCAGATGTTAAACCTGACTTGAATGCTTCCATCATCTCTTCAAGAGTCTTGGGTTTCGCATCAGCAGTATCACCGCCCTTATTATCGCCTCCACCGCCAGCGTTGGCATCACCGCTGCTACCAGCAGTACTGGTTTCCGTCATGCTAGACGAATCAAATTCTCCACCGAGTTGATGTGCAGCGTATGATCTATGATCTGATGGTGTCGCATCTAGGTGGACATGGACCAGTCCACTAGGTTTGTTACCTTGTAAACCAATGATTGTATTGGGATTAACCATCTGACCCACTGATGCTTTGATTGAATCAAAGTGGTGGAATTGCATACGGTCTTTGCCATTTTTGGCAATGACTACAGTATACCCAGAAGCATGGACAACCTTACCATCCACACCAGCAACTACAGGTGATCCTCTATCTTTAGATTGGTCACCAAAATCTCTAACAATCACATAGTCTCTAGGGACAATAGGATGTCCACCTAGTCTAGCATTATTGTAACTATCACTATCAGGTTTGTTATGGTGGAGAGGATACTTACTGAATGGTGTTTGAGGTGTCAGATGCACATCAGGGACAGATCCATTAGTGGCAAGCAGACCGCCTGCCGCAAACCCCATAATCTCCTTTTTCTTCCGAGTCTTCTCTGCTACGTCCTCATAGACAGATATGGTGGGCTCACCCATACCGACGCGAGCGCCACGTTTGACCCTACCACCCTTTGCCAGTTGCTCGAAAGCATCATACATCATCTGAGGTTTGATGTGCGCTACATTGACACCATCCCCAGCATAGAAACTAGCACCACCATCATCCTTTGGAATTGCAGCCCAAACTCTTGACAGTCTGAGCATTGCCTCCTTAGGATTCTCCTTCGCCATCTGCTTGGAGACCTGTGCCTGACCAGGACCGATTAGATATTCAGCAATCAGTTGCTGATTCTCTGCATTGTATATGTCCTTTTTAGGGTCAAGACCTACTGCTACTGCTCTCTGATTGAGATACTCTGGTAAGTTTTGCCATGCACCAACAGCACCTGTTGCCTTAGAAGCAACGTCAGCAATGGGCATTCCAGATGCACCAGGCAATGTAGTGCCTGGATACATTGAATCATATCCACCGCTACCAGCTTCATACTTTAGAATTAGATTAAGTACTGGAGCCCATCCGCCTTCAATCTCTCCTACAGGAGACCCACCACCACTACTGGTGCTTCTTGGACTTTTTGGAGTTTGACCACCAGGATTCTTCTGATTTTCAATCTGCTTTGCTAATTCAGGATTGAAGATCTTGATACCACTGAGAAGTAGTTTGTTTAACCCCTTATCAATCGCATTGTAAATATTTTCTTTATAAGTAAGATTCTTAACTGCCTCAACCTTTTTCTTTTCAGACTGACTTGCTTGGAATTGTACACTATTACTTACACCACCACCAGCAACGCCACCACCACCAGTGCTGACCTGCACACCTAGTCCACCAGCAATCTTCTGAATGTCAGGTGCTAGGACAGCTTTTACTTTATTACCAACAAATCCAAATGCACCAAATGATCCCACTATGGTCTTAAGGTAGAGACCACCTACCATGCCCAGCATGTCAGGGTGACTACCAAACTGTAGAGCACC